TTCGATAAAACCTTTAGGAAAGCTTTCTTTCAAGCCTGAACCAGCAGGAAAGTTAAGGGTTTTTGCAATGGTTGATATTATCACCCAAAGCATTTTTAAACCACTTCACGATTCTCTGTTCAGTCTTTTTAAAAGAATTCCTAATGACTGTACGCACGATCAAAACAAAGGGTTCCAATTGGCTCAAGCTTTATCGCTTAAGTACAATTGTTCCTTCGGTTTTGACTTGTCTGCAGCTACTGATAGACTACCTATATCTTCCCAGATATCTCTTTTGAATTCCTTATTTGGAATAGGAGATCTTTGAGGAAAAATATTAGTAGATAGGGATTATATTATACCTGAAAATGAGTATGGTATTGATCCCCAAGTTATCAGATATGCCGTAGGACAACCTATGGGTGCATTGTCTTCGTGAGAGATGCTATACATTGTACATCATATGATGGTACAATTCATAGCAGTTCACTTAGATAAAGTTCCCATTGGTAAGTGATACAGTGATTACGTAATACTAGGAGATGATTTGGTTCTTTTTGAAAAAGATGTAGCAGATCGATACCTGACTCTGTGTAAACAGATTGGGGTAGAAATAAACCTATCTAAATCAATAATTGCCGAATCCCTCCCGGTAGTAGAGTTCGCAAAAAGAACATCTATCAAAGGTGTTGATGTATCCGCGCTATCATTTAAGGAAATGTTAAGTTCTAACACTTTCTTTGGACGGCTGGCCGTTACAACACGTCTTATACGTAATGGTTGAGGTAAAGATCCTTACAAACTTTTAATATTGGGTAATCGAATGTCTATTCATAAAAAAATGGACGATTTGATATATCCTTTAGTCGGTTATGTAACTCAGCTTTACCAAAACAGGGTTATTCCCTTATCCTCAGTATTATCTCTTATCACATCTCGTGATAAACCTCTAGCATTTTTTGGTCGAAAGATCAATTGAATGACTACGAAGGTTATAACGAATGTCGTAAAGGAATATTTCAAAACGGGAACATTTAAAACTTCAATGCTCCCTATAAAAGAAAGATTCTTTGCGGAGTACAATTCTATAACTTTTAAAGTTGCTCTTCTTCATAAGATCGAAAGATTAATGAAAAGGATCGAATCAAAAAGTCTAGAAGAGTACTGAGTTAATACTCTTGATAGAGGTCTACTAGAGACTCAAGAACTTCGGGATTGATATAAAAGTGCGACTTTTCCGTTAGAACTGGAAAAACCGCTCACTGAGAGATCTTACTGACTCTCAGAATCTTTTAAACCTTTCCGCAAGATGTTCTTGGAATCTGCGCCATTAGGG